TATTTCTGTGTATATTATAAGCCTAAAGTGTCTTTTATGCAACGTTGATAAAGAATTTTGTACAGAAAGTGTCTTTTAGGGGTTGACAGTTAAAAAGGACGGTTCTATACTAAAAGTGTCTTAAAAGACACGAGAGGAGTTGGAAAGGTATGAATGTTAATTTGCTTAAGGCTCAAATTGTATTAAAGGGAAAAACTTTTAAAGAAATTGCAAATGAATTGAAAATTAGTAAATCAGCATTATATAGAAAGATGTATGGAAAAAGCGAATTTACTAGAGCAGAAATTTCTATATTGATTACTTATTTAGAAATTAGTATAGAACAAGCAATGGAAATTTTTTTTGTTGAAAAAGTGTCTTAAAAGACACAAATGAGAGTGATTAAACTTTGTAAGGACAAGTTAATAAATATTTGCATAGGATAGTTAGCAAAGGGGGAATGAATTATGAAAGGACAAACATTTAAAATTGGGAATACAACAATTATAATTCGTGAAACTACACCAAATGAAGAAGATATAAGAAGATGTTACGACGTATGTAATGAGATATTCAGAGATAGACCAGAGTGTTTTTACACAAGAGAGGAAACGAGAGAAAAGAATAGACTATTAGCTCAACAGGATTCAAAAAGAAAAGGGATAGTTTAGTAATTGGTTTCACAATAGATAAAGAGGCTGAATTGCCTAAATTATAGATTTACAGAAGAAAAGTTAAGGAGGACAAGCATGAAAATAGTAGCACAAGATGTTAAAGAAAAAGTATTTTTAGTGACAGAGGAAGTTGTAAGAGAAGAAAGTGAAGTAAATATGTCAGAAATAATTAGAAAGTTAGAAGAAGAGCATAAAATAAAATTTTTTAATTTAGGTATATTACAACAATTAGTGAATGAAGCGTTAAATAATATTGTTTATATAAATATTTAATTTTTAGGGTGATTTAGTATGGAAAAATACAGAGAAGATTTAAAGAAAAACGAAGAACGTATAGGAGAATTAGTAAATCTAATTATGGATTATGCCATAAAGCATGAAATGTCACCTAAGGAAATAGATGAGTGTGTAAATAAAGTAAAGAATGTATTTTATTCAAATGGAATAGTGAGAAGAACTACTCCCGAAGTACCAGTTCGAGAGCAGTATAATTTTAAAACTTGTATTGTTGGAGATACTATTTCAGGAACTATTCCTTTCTTATAGAAGGGCAAAGAAAATGTACTCTTTTACAAGTTAGACAACCAACAACTTGTATTGGCAAACCAGAAGTTGGTATAAATTCTGCAGGTGTCTTATTAGCATTAACCTCAGTTAATACATAAGATGTTCCTGTAGATGGCTTGATTTCATCTGCAGTATTATTTCCACAAAAAGGACATTTAACCATTAAAATCACCTCCTTTATAAAATACAAGAATATTTTACCATAATGTCATAAAATACAACAATATTTTTGGAATGAGAGTTCAAAGATGAATGAAGTGTTAAATAATATCGTCTATATAAAGATTACAGAGTAAGAAGATATAGGAATAAATAGCCAAGAGGAGATTGAGAGTTATGAGATTAGAGGCAAGATTTTATTATGGTTGGTTTATAACTATTGTTTTGATATTTACATTATTTCTATGTTTTATAGGAAGCATGTACGGAAAAGATGAGACTATCAGAAGAATTTACAAAGCAGGATGTGTAATAACAATACTAACATTAATATTAACTGCAAACTCAATTTCTATATAAAAGGAGGTGCAGTTGTGGGAATTATAAAGGATATAGCTGATCAATACGAACCAATTAGACTAGCGAAGGAAGTTGAAAATGATGTAGTGATGAAAGGCTTAGAGCTAAATGCAGCTATAAGAAAGGCAAAAGAGAAAATGAAAAAAGGTGAGGCTCTAAGGAGAACTTTTAGAGGAAGGTACTTATAAAATAACAAAATAAAAACTCCAAACGTTTGGAAATTTCAGAGGGGAAAAAAGAAATGGCTTATGGAAATTGTCAGAGATGTGATGAAGTCGGAGAGTTACAAGGGCACCACATTATATCCAGGAAACAGCAACCGGCGTTAATAAAGTGTAATAGTAACATAATAAATTTATGTTGGAGTTGTCATCATGGGACATATGGCATACATGGCAAATATCCTGAAAAGATTAGAGAAGAGTTAAGAGAAAAATTTCAGGACAAGCTATATGAGTTATTTAGTGATAAAGAATTATTTGAATTTGAGGAAATACAGAAAAGATTAGAGATAAAGTTTACTGATATGTTGAGATTGTCAAAGGCTATGTATCCAATAGCTGGTTTATATAAGAGAGAAGATATTATAAGAGCATGTATGGGAGAGAGGTTAGAGAAGTGAATAGGTTTAGGTTAGTTGTACAGGAAACTAGGACAATAGAAACTGTTTTAGAAGTTGAAACAGAAAAATGTATGGAAGAGGTTGATGACATTATTAATGAATGCGAAGGAATTGGGAAAGATCATCAAACATTAATGAATGATTTAACAAATAATCAAATATATCTAGCAAGCATGGAACCGTTAGATGATACCAAAGAAATACTTATAAGTGAATTGGAGGATGTTGAATGAAAGAACTAACTCCAGGAGAGATATTAAAACAATTAACTATAAAAAACTATGAATTAACTAAGTTAAACATGGAACTTAGTAAAGCTGGTAATGAAAAAGATACCTATGAGAAAGAATACAAAAAGGCACTAGCGATTAAATTATTAGAGCTTAGAGCAGAGAGAGTGCCAACAGTAATTATACAAGATATAGCCAAAGGAGATACCAAGATAAATGAATTGAGGTATTTGAGAGATAATGCAAGAAGTAAGTTCTCAATAACATTAAGTGCTATAGCTAATAAAAGAATAGAGATAGAAACTCTTAGAAGTAAGTTAACTTGGCAGAGAGTTGAATTAAGCCAAAGAGACTAAAGGAGTAGGGATTACACCACTTGATGTAAATTTCAATGTGGATACTTTTTAAGTCTTTCAAAGGGGGAGTCAATTCCCCCAATATATTTATATTTTATAAAGTATATAGATATGTATATTTTATAAAATATAAATTTTGAAAGGAAGTGATCTTTAAGTGTGGCTAGTAGAGATAATTGTTAGTTATCTAGTAGCACAGTTAATTGGGTATTGGATTGTTAGAAAGGCAACTAGAAAGAAGGTGAAAGAAGCCGATGAGGAAAAGCTGCAATAAAGTAGAATGTCGCTGGAATGTAAATGGACATGAGTGTTGCAACAGTAGTTTAGAAAAAACTAGTGGTGTGGATCCATTACAACTTTGCGATAATGGAAAACTACTTGTAAAGAACCATGAGGTATATGAAGAAGAATTTTACTCTTCTCATAGGATATTTGATGGAGAAAGAAAAGAGGAAGAACTGATTAAACCCAATTATTAATGCTCTAAATTATATGAGTTAAGGGACAAGCATTAACTAATAGGGAGTTAATTAAATTTTATTAACCTAATTTATAAAGAGTGTAGAAAGGATGATTTTATGGTTATGTATAAAAACTGGCCAAGCTTTCAAGATAGGGTAAGAGATAAGATAAACAGATTAATTAAACATAAGAAGAGAGTAAGAAATAGAAATAGGTTGAGAGCTAAGAGATATGCAAAATACGGAAGATATTAAAAAGAAAAGACACATTGCTAAAAACTTTGACGAGAACTAGCAATGTGTCCCTAATATTGGCTTTAAAAACCTATATTTTTATTTTACATCATATGTAAGAAAAAGTAAATAAAAATGAGTAAAAAACAGGGTTTTAGAGTCCTTGTATTAGGTATTATCTTTAGAACTATTATTTAATTTAACAAAAAAATAAAACTAGAAATAGTAGGTGAGATATATGCCAATAAGAGAGAAGAGGTATGAATGTGGAGAGTATTTAGAAGTATCTATATATCCCATATCTAAAGTAGAACAGAAGAAGAGTAGAGCTAAGAAAAGAAAAGAGAGCAGAAAAGAACAGAAGAATTTAAATGCTAAAAATTCAAAAAGAAATTTAAGAAGAAGGTTGCATGAAAACTTTACCACCAATGATTACATAGGTCACTTTACATTTTCAGATAGTAATTTGCCACAAACGGAAGAAGAAGCAATTAAAGAGAAAAATAATCTTATGAGAAGAATTAGGAATTATAGAAAAAAACATGGATTAGAAGATTTAAAGTACATTGCAGTATTGGAGTATAGAGATGAGGATAAAAAGGATGGAAGAACTAAAAAGAGAGTGCATTTTCACATAGTTTTATCAGGAGGAATGGATAGAAATGTGTTAGAGGATTTATGGGGAAAAGGAAGAGCAGAGGTAAGGAGATTACAACCAGATGAGAATGGGTTCGAAGGATTGGCCAATTATATATCAAAAGATCCTAAGGGGAAGAAGAGGTGGAGTCAAAGTAGAAATATTATAATACCTGAGCCTCAGATTAATGATTATAAGATATCTAGAAAAAAATATGTAGATCTAATAAGGAATGGAGATAGGGCAGAATACGAAAAAATGTATCCAGGATATACATATACAAAACAGCGTATATATCACAATCCTGAAGATGGATTGACTTATATTTATATAAAAATGAGAAGGAGGTTGGACTATGAAGAGGGACATAGACATAAAAGAGTTTCCTATAGGTGAAGAAATTTACTGGAGACTTAATATCGGCACAGACATAACAGTGATAAACACTGAAGAGGCTAAAGAGTTATTAAGTGTAATGATGAAAAATGAAGAGAAAATATTCAGGGAGGTAAATGAGAATGTATGAAGAGGCAAAAAAGAAATTAAGAGAGGAAATTGGAAAAGCAAGTGATCCTTATACAAAGATTGTAGGAGAGTATGTTTTAAAAAACATAGAAGTTAATAAGCAAACAGCAGAGTTGATAACAGAAGGTAAGAAGAGCCTAGAAGGTAGTATGAAAGTAGTTAAGGCAGTAGCACGAGAAAAAGCAGTAAATGGATGTGCAGTTATGGAAGATGAAGAAGTGTTTAAGTTAGTTAGAAAATATTATGAATTTGATGGAGTACAAACTCAAATAACTGAAGAAGTTAAAGAAGAAACACCAAGGGAAAAAGATAATGTGATTTATGCAGATTTCAATGTAAGTCTAGAAGATTTTATGTAGAGGTGGGTGTTAAAGATGTGTATGAGAGAAGATGAGGTACAAGAATTAGTAAAACATTTTGGTAATGGAGTAGATGAAGTAAGCAAGGAACTAGAGGAGTATGTTGATAAAGTAGTGCTTTTAAAAAGTAGATATGTATTTACTTGGAAAGATAAAAAACAAGAGTATGGATTTTTCACATGTTGTAAAAATACTATGAGGACACCAGGATTACCTCATAAGTCAAATGTAAGGTGTCCATGGTGCAAAGAAGAGGTACAAGTAATCAAGGAAAGATATAAAAGCAAATATCTAATAGATGATGGACGTTTTATATGGTATGAAAAGTCAAAGGTAGATCCTACAGTGTTAGTAGCAAGAGCTATTTATACCCAAAGGGATTATAGATATGACCATACAAATGCAAAGACCACTTACTCTACTCATGCAGCATATATATTCAAGATAGGGAATCCAATAATGCTAAGAAGAGCGTGGCATGGGGAATTATATGTGGATAAGTTTGCAGGACCTGATTACGATTCGGGTATATTTACAAATCATAATTACAAAGAGAGTTTAGATAATAAATATAATGCAATAGCTAATACAGAATTAAAATATTTTAAATATTGGGAGTGGCCCAATACTATTAGGGTTAGTAGCGTAGATACTTTAAGACTTCTAAATCTATATTGTAGATATCCACTGATTGAAAGTCTAATAAAAATGGGGTTTAGTGATGTGATTGAAAGCAAAATGTATTCTGGAAGAACGTACAGTGCTATTAATTGGAATGGTAAAACAGTGTGGCAAATGCTTAAGATAAATGGAAATGATTTTAAAAAGTTAAAGGCTTACAGGGAGAAGATATCAATAGATTTTTTAGCTGCGTATCAGTTGGCCAAAAAACATAATTCAAAAAAGAGCATTGAAAAGATAGAAGAAGTAGGACGAGAATGTGAGTTAAATAGGCTAAAGAAAATACTTAAATACACTTCATTTGATAGAGCTGTCACATATATAGACAAGCAGCTTAAGAAAAAAACAGATAATTTGCATAGATTTCATTCAGCAAATTCTGTGTTACTAACATGGATTGACTATATAAAAGATTGTAAAGTCCTTGGTATGAATTTAAAAGAAGATAGTGTTATAAGGCCTAAAAATTTATATGAGCAACATCAAAACACAATAAAACAAATAAAGGTAAAAGAAGATAGGGAAATAACAGAAAAAATACAAAATAGAGCAGAAAAGCTAAATGAATATATTTATGAAAATGATACGTATATAACAAGGCCAATATATAGCTCAAAAGAATTAATCGAAGAGGGAAAAGCATTAGAGCATTGTGTGGCTTCTCACTATTCAAAAGTTTATGCAAATGGTGGAACAAATATATTTGCAATAAGGAAGAAAAGCGAACCGGACAAGCCTTTTGTAACCATGGAATGGTATGGAAAGAGAGTTATTCAAGTAAGGAAATACAAAAACTTAGATCCACCAGAGGATGTAATGGAATTTGTAGAAGAGTTTAAAAAAGAGATATTAGAAAAGAACAACAAGAAAAAGAATAATAAAAAAGTAGCTTAGGAGGTATTAAAAATGAGCGGATTAACAACTAGGACACCAGGACTAATAGCAGCAGAAATAAATAAAATCAAAGAAGATACAAAGAGGATATTAATTTATAACAGTATAGAGATTGGAAGAAAGTTAACAGAGGCTAAAGAAATGTTGCCACATGGTGAATGGGGAAAATGGTTAAAGACAGAAGTAGATTATAGTAAAACAACTGCAAATAATTTAATGAAGATATTTCAGGAGTATGGATCAGAGCAAATAAATCTATTGGGGGACAATCTAAAAAGCCAAACGTTTGGAAATTTGAATTATAGTCAAGCAACTTTATTACTAGGAGTTCCAGCTGAAGAGAGAGAAAAGTTTGTTGAAGAGAATAATGTTGAAGAAATGTCAGCTAGAGAATTGAAGAAAGCTATAGAGGAATTAAAGAAAACTGAAGAGGAAAAAGAAAAGGCATTGAAAGCTATGGAAGAGGCAGAGGAAAAAGCAAGGCAAGAGTCAGAAGCTAGACAAGCTTTAGAGGATGCGTTTAATTCAGGAGCTGAAGAGAGAAGAAAACTTGAAGAAGAGAAAGAAAGCTTGATAGGTAAGATAAATGGATTAGAAAAAAAGATAGAGGAGTTAAATACTATTGATAAAGAAGTATCAGTAAGTACAGAAGAGATTGATAAAGAGATAGAGGAAAGAATACAAGAGTTAAAAGATAAATTAGAAGAAACAAACAAAGAAAAAAACAAGCTAGAAGATAAATTGAAAGCAGCAGAAGAGGGAGTAACTAATTCAGAAATAGAGTACAAAATAGTGTTTGACACAATAGTTACTAATTATGATAAATTACTAAAAAAATTGACTGAAATGCAGAAAGAAAATGAAGTGGCATACATGAAGTATAAAAGTGCAACAAAGAGATTCTTAGAGTATATGTTAACAAAATTATAATTGGAGTGGAATGAGTGGAGTGTTAGAAGTAGGAAAAAGATGCAGATTAGAACCAACTGAGAAGGGATTAAAACATGGTAAGAAGAGGGTAATAGGAGACATAACTTCTATTACTCCCAGACTTATATTAATAAAGACTAATAGATATAATACAACTTATTCATTTTATGAGGCCAAAGCTCCATTAGGTTATTACTTAGAAATATGGAGTGGAAGGGATTGGGAAAGAGTAGTTGTAGATAAAGAGCAAAATTCTTTTATCCAGGAGTGATGTGTTTGAAGGAAGTTATAAATCGAATAAATAAAACAAAAGAATATGACTTCAAGGAAGCTTGGGATGGATTATTAAATAATAGAATTGCAACGAGTGTTGTAACAAAGATTAGCTATAAATTAGATAAAAGATTAGGTGGAGTAGTCAAATTAAAATTTTACAATACAATAACTGCAATGTGGCAAAGTACAGAATATATATGCACTAATGAAATGTTAAGTAAGTGGTATATAACAGAAAATATGAATATGTAGAAAGTATGAAGGGAGATATTATATGAAATACGATAAAGACTTATATATTGAAAGTGGAATTTACGGACTTGATGAAGATATAAGAAATCATCAAGAAAAGTTAGTGAAATGCAGAAACATGCATAAATGTGTCTCTTGTGAAAGAGATATAAGAGTAGGAGAGCAAGCGTTATGTGAAACAGGGTTTACAGATGAAGGACCAGTAGTGGCTTATACATGTCTAGAATGTGTAGAAGAATGGTTAGAAGAATCAGGACAAGTAGATAATGATGATTAGTTTATAATACTAAGAAAATACGAAGGAGTTGGATAGTTTATGCAATTTGATGAATTAATAAAAGATGACCAGGAATTAATAAAAAGTACTATGCTAGCTCAATCAGTAAGTATTACTGCTGAAGCTATTCAATGTAAAGATGTTATGCCAAAGGAAGCCTACGAAAGAGAAATGAAGAATGCAGATAGATTAATTTATTTGGTCAATGTATTGAATGGAAAAATTAATTATGATAAGTAATTTATAGCTTTAAGAAAGGAAGAGTTTTATGAGTGAGGTTCCCAATAAGTTGAAATGTGCGTATTGCAAAAGAAATAGAACACATGGTGGAGAGTGTACAAGTCAAAAGTCACCATGTGATGAATCTGGATGCTTAGTATTTTTAGAAGATGAAAGAGGTTGTATAAGAAATGGAGATTTAAAAATCCCTATTAAACTATATGAAGATATTCCTGTATTAATGCAATGGGATGATAGATGGACCATATATGATAATGATACATCTATAAGGATAAGAGAAATAAGAGGAATAACATGGGGAGTAAAAGAGGGATATTTGTATATACATGCAAACTGTGATTATTATGTTAATGAATATAAAGAAGGATATAAAGAGAATAAGAGTAAGCCTAAATTAACACTTATTAAATAAATAGAAGAGGTAATGTATAGTGGAAAGAATAGAAGAGTTAAGAGCAGAGATGCATGAATTAATAGAGAGCAAAGGAAGAGAAGCGATAGAAACAATAAATAAGAGTAAAGAACTAGATGAGGAAATAGTTAAGTTCTATTATAGATAGGGGGAAACAGTTATGAGAGAAAAAAGCAATATAGATATTATAAATGAGAATGTAGCTAAGAGCGTAAATTCAGCTATAGGAAAGCATGTAGATACTATAGCAGATAGAGTAATAGAAAAACTTAATAAAAATAATAAAGTGAAGAGAGAAATAAGCTATTATAGGAAAGTAGAGATATTACTTTATAATTACAGCAGCTTAAAAGATGCAATAGAAGATAAAGTGCAAGCAATAAAAGATCTAAAGAATTATGGATTACAAGAAAAATCAAAATCAATAGTTGCATATAGTAGTGGTTCAGGAAAGTCAGAAGGAGATAGATATACAGAATTGGTAGAGAAATATAATCTTGAGAAGATAGAGACAGAAAGAGAACTGAAGAGGATAGATAATGCTTTAGATAAAATAAAAGATGACAAATATTATAAGATAATAGAGCTTAAATATTTAGCAGATGAAGAGGAAAAAATATCAACAGATGAGAAATTGGCAGAAAAGCTAGAGTGCGATAGGAAGACTATTGCAAGGAATAGGAAGAGGATAATAAATAAATTGACAACAATATTATTTCCAGAATCTATAAGAGAAATAATGTAGGGGCACAGGTCCCCTACTAATTAAGATAACGTGGGAGATTACAAAGAGGAGATGTGATAGCAAGTCAGGTAATTCAAAATAGTTACAAGTTAGAAAAATATATAGGAATAAGTTAGAAAAAAAGTTGGGGTTACAATCTTATAATAATAGATTGGTAAAATACATAATTTATTCTAACAGAAGCGATTCTTAATACATTATATATAAGATATGTTACAATATAATTGGGAAATATTACATTGGATTGAGTGTGATTTTTTGATGATACTATTGTGTTTAAAGTATGTAGAAAATAAATAATAGGGGAGGATTTAATTGTGGAGAAAATAACAATTGACTCAAGTATTTTTCCGGTTACAATGTATACATCGCTAATTCAAGTAGATGGTACAAAAACTGAAAGTATAGCTTTACCTTGTGAAGCAAATATTTTATATTTAAAAAGTATCAGAGATTCTAATGAATTAATGCTATTAAAAAAGTTTGCAAATAAGGATACTTTTTCTGATAAAGATTATGAAATGCTTTTAAAACTATTTATTAATAATATACCCAAAAAAAGGCCTTCAAAAGGAGATTTTACTGAATTATGTGGTGTTTGCCATAAAGAGGTAGATGGAATAATTCAGTTTGCACTTATTGACGAATATATTCCTTATATTAAGGCCGATACTTGGGAATGTATAACTATAGCTTTATTAAAAGAGTGTTATACAGATATAATTAATTGTTTCGACTTTGGAGATATTGAAATTAATTTGGGTTCGTGGACTTCATGTATAGATGTTAAAAAACAATCATTATTAAGTACGTTAAGAAGTGCGTTAATGTATACATTGGTTGAATATCTTTATGGGAATGATATAAATTTATATTCTAATTTCAATGATTTTTTTGAAAATGAATTTTATAAGAGGGTATCTTTTGTTTATTCTACTTGGAAACAATGTAAAGATAACGAACTAGTTAGATACATTCCTATTTATGATAGTTTTTATAATTTTGAAGGAAATTCTTCAGCAGAGTTAAAGCAAATAATTGGGTCTATTTTACAAGATGAGAATATTGTTAATAGTGACAAAATAATGATAAAAGATAGACTTGTTAAAGGAGCAATAGATATTCATAACAATCGTGACCCACAGAGTATATTATTAGAGAAAAGTATAATTAAACCAGTTGTAAATTATCTTTTTGAATTGCAGGAAGCTTTTGAAAATATTGATGCAGCAGAATTACTTAAAGATATGAGGTCTGCTTCTGTTAATAGAAGCTATTATGCAATGATGCATGCATTAAAAGCTCTTTTGGAACATGAAAATCAACTAGCAGACTGGGAACCAAACAAGCTAAATGTAAAGGAAAATCATAAAGCTTTAGAGATAAAACTAACAAAGCTATCTTTACGTGGAATTATAGGAAGTAATTTTGTTTCAGATTTTCAGTATGTCAAATATAAGAGGTGGGATGCAGATTACAATCTTTCAATTATTAGTGAAGCGGAGTGTGTTGATTGTATAAATAGAGCTAAGAATTTTGTAGAGGAAGTAAAAAGATTATCAAAATAGTTTAATAAATCAAATTTATAAGATAAGTAAATCAAATATAAAATGGTACAATCTATGGTACAAAGGTTGGGATTGAGGGCAAAACTATTACGTAGTAATATGATATTGAAGAAATTTTAATAGATAACCTCATAAATTCTCATACACATATTAGCGCTTAGGAAACTAGGCGCTTTTTTGCTACCTTATTTACGACGTTAGGTGTGTACAGAAAAGAGATAAATAAGGAGTGATAGTATGTTAAAACCACCAATATGTAGGGTTGGAGGAAAGAGTAAACTTAGAAAAACGATAATAGGAATGATACCAGAGCATAAGTGCTACATAGAACTGTTTTTTGGAGCAGGATGGGTATACTTTGGGAAGGAACCAAGTAAAACAGAAGTAATTAATGATATTGATAAAGAACTTATTAATTTATTTAGGATGATTAAATATCATGGCCCAGAAGTAGAAAGGCAGTTAGAATATGAATTTAGTGGTAGAGATATATTTGAAGAATATAAAAATTGCACATTAGAGTATCTAACAGAGATTCATAGAGCTGTAAGGTTCTTGTATATTATTACTCAAAGTTTTGCTGGAAAGGGTGGAGTATATGGATATGGAACAACAGGAAAGCCATCACAACAAATATTTTATACAAATGCATTGAAAGATATAAGGGAAAGATTAAAGAATACATTTGTAGAAAATTTGGATTTTAGTAAGATTATTGATAAATACGATAGAGAGTATAGTTTTTTCTTTTGTGATCCACCATACTTTGAAACTGCAGGATATGGGAATAAGTTTGGTGAAGAGGAGCATTTAATACTTAGAGATAAGTTGAAAAACATAAAAGGAAAGTTTCTTTTAACTATTAATGACCATCCTAAAGTAAGAGAATGGTATGAAGGATTTAATATAAAAGAGGTTGAAGTAAATTATTCTATATCTAGAAAAGAAGAGGCTAGAGGAAGGTATAAAGAGTTAATAATAACTAATTATTAATTAGATAGTTTTATAATAAGTGTTTTGTATAAAAAGAACTTTAGTGATAGGGCTCTTTTTTATTGTCTTTAAGGAGGATATCATATGGTATTTATTAGGTGTAAAGAAAAGCAAAATAGAAATATGTTTGATGAAGGCATTATAAAACAACCAGATATAGAGATAAGTTATATGTGCGGGTATGAAATATGGGGTAAGAGTGAGTATATAAAATATCTAATGAGTAAAGGAGCAATTAACAAAAAAACAATTGATGATAGCTGGAAGAGAGTTTCCAAAGGATATAACTTCATTATAGCTGTATATAGAAAAGATATAGGAAGATACGATTTATTTTCAGTTCAAACTTTCAATGAAAGATTAGGAGAGTAGTATATGATTTATAAAGGTGGAATAAATGAATACAAATGAATTAGTAAAGTGGATAAAGGGATTAATAGAGGAAAATAATGTACATTTGTTTTATATATCTAAAACAATATGGAAGCCTAAAAGGCAATCAATATTGAAAAGAGATAATAATGAATGTCAGATATGTAAGGAGAGAGGGGGATATACAGAAGCTGATACAGTACATCACATAAAGCCTTTAAGGGAGCATCCAGAGTTAGCGTTGACAGATAGTAATTTAATATCTGTATGTGATAGTTGCCATTATGATATTCATCACAGAATAGAAAACAAAATACAGTTAAATGAAGAGAAGTGGTAGTACCCCCGGAGTAAAAAAACTGAAAAACTCTCACGAATGGAATACCGGGGAGAAGGTAAGACAAAAGAACTGTCTCGCGCATGTGAGAAAAAATATAAAAATATTAAACCAAAAAGGAGGGATAAAAAATTATGGCAAGTGCAGCGAAAATCAAGAAATCACTTATTAAGCAGCTAGAAGATAAGGGAGCAAATGTGGAACATTTTTTAAGCCTAATTGATGATTATATTTGGTATTTTTCTCAACAAAAAGAGATGAAAAAGGATATAAAGAAACGTGGATTAACTTTTGAAACTACTTCTGCAGCAGGACATCAAATTGAAAAGGAGAATCCCTCCGTTAAAAATGCAATTGCATATAATAAACAAATGTTAGCGATATTAAAAGAGTTAGGTTTAACAACAAGCAATGTTAAAAAGTTAGATGATGACGATGAATTGTAGCGACATACCAGAAATTCAAAATTATATTGATTTTGCATTAAGTGGAAAAATTAGAGTTTGTGAAGAGCAATTGCAATTAATTGAGTATATCAAAGATTGCTTTAGAGAAGAAAATCTTTTTGTAGATCAAACTCAATTAAAAAAATATTTAGGTTTACAAAAATACTTTCCATACAAGTTGCTTGAATGGGAAGTATTTTGTTTTACACTACATAATTGTACATACAGTAAGCCAGGTATATTAAGGTGGCCTAATTTATTTATATTAGTTGGAAGGGGAGCAGGGAAGAATGGATATTTAGCATTTGAAGATTTTTGTTTAATAAGTCAATATAACGATGTAAAAAAATATCACATAGATATTTGTGCAAATTCAGAAGAACAGGCACGAACATCGTTTGATGATGTTTACGATGTTCTTGAAGATAACAAAACGAAATTAGAAAAGCATTTTTATTGGAATAAAGAAGTAATAGAAAATTTGAAGACAGGTTCAAAGTTGAGATTCAGAACATCTAATGCAAAAACTAAAGATGGTGGTAGACCAGGAAAAGTTGATTTTGATGAATATCATCAATATGAAGATTATAAAACAATCCAAGTTATGAAAACTGGATTAGGAAAAAAGAAAAATCCAAGAACAACAATTATAAGTACAAATGGAGATGTTAGAGATGGTCCACTTGATAAGTTGATAGAGAGATCTATACAAATATTAAATAGGGTAATCAAAGATAATGGATTACTTCCATTCATATGTAGATTATCTAAAGAAGAGGAAGTTAAGGATAAAAAGAATTGGAATAAGGCAAATCCTTCATTACATGCATTTCCTGATTTAATGATGCAATTAGAAACTGAGTATATTGATTATCTAGATGATCCTATTTCTAATTCTTCATTTATGACCAAAAGAATGAATCTTCCAATGGGGAACCCAGATAAAGAAGTTACCGATTGGGAAAATATATTAGCAACTAATCAAGAAATACCTGAATTAGAAGGATGTGATTGTGTAGCTGGTATAGATTATGCAAAAACAACAGACTTTGTTGCAGCAGGATTACTATTTAAGCATAAAGGAAAATTTGTTTTTATTACTCATAGTTGGGTTTGTAAAAAGTCTAAAGATTTAAAAAGAATTAAAGCTCCTATAGATGAATGGGGAGAAAAATCAAAATATTTAACTTTTGTTGATGGGCCGGAAATACCGCCATCAATAGTAGCAGAATGGCTAGAGTTACAAGGAAGGAAATATAATATAACAACTTTAGGAATGGATAATTACAGATATACTTTATTAGCAAAAGCATTAAGAGAAGTTGGATTTGATACGGATAAAAAAGGCGCAAACAATATTAAGTTAACGAGGCCAAGTGATCAGATGTTAATGTACCCAGTTATTAATAGTGCATTTACAAATCACAATATTATATGGGGGGATAATCCATTAATGAGGTGGTATACAAACAATACCTGTTTAAAAGCTGAGAAGTATGATAATTATACATTTAGTAAAATAGAGCCTAAATCTAGAAAAACAGATGGCTTTATGGCATTTGTAGCAGCAGTATGTGCTAGTAAAGAATTAGAAGATTGCGGAGAAGTGATGACCATGGATGATTTAGCTTTAGGTGTATATACTTATTAGAATTTTATCTTAATGAGTATTTTTACTCGGAAAGGTGGTGAGAAGGTGAAAATAGTAGAGTTTATAAGAGATTTTTTGGGCTCCAAAAGTGAGATATTACTTAATGAAAAAATGACAGATATATCTACACAGATAGCAGTACAGGAGTTTGCAATAGAAACAGCTATTAATCTAATTAGTGGATGTATAAGTAAATGTGAATTCCAGACGTTTATGAACAATAAAGAAATTAAAGAAGATGAATATTATTTATGGAATTATGAGCCTAACAAAAATCAAAATTCAACTGAGTTTATACAGGAGCTTGTATCTAAACTTCTTAGAAATAATGAGTGTTTAATTGTTGAGTCAAACGGACAGCTGATAATAGCAGATAGTTTTAATCAAAATGAATATGCATTAGTAGAAAATATATTCGAAGATGTAACAAGAAAGGACTTCACATTTAAAAGAAAATTTAGAATGAGTGAAGTACTGTATTTTAAACTAAATAATAAGGATATAAGAATTCTTCTTAGTAGTTTAATGGATAGTTATGATAACCTGCTTAATTTAGCAGTAGGAAAATATAAGAGATCTGGTGGTAGAAAAGGGGTTATAAAGCTAGATTCTATTTTAAAAGGTGATGAAACTAAGAAGAAAGAAATTGAAGACTTATTTACTCGAAAGTTTAAAAATTATTTTGAAGCAGAAAATGCCATTGTAGATTTACCCAAAGGTGTTGAATATGAGGAAAAAAATGGAGAGGGAAGTAAGAAGTCAACTAGTGAGTTAGTTGATATTCAAAATCTTATAAAAGAAGCATTTGAAAGAGCTGCACAAGCGTTTAAAATTCCGCCATCATTACTTAGAGGAGATATTGCTGATATTGAAAAGATAACAGATAATTTTTTGACTTTTTGTATAGATCCTATCGTAGATATGATTTCAGAAGAAATCAACAGAAAAAGATATGGAAAAACATTTGTATTAAAAGGGGCATTTATAAGAATTGATACAACTTGTATCAAGCATATAGATATATTTGCTATTGCAGAGAAGATAGACAAGCTAATTTCAACAGGAATGTATAGCATAGATGGGTTGAGAAGAAAGGTTAAAGATATAGCACTAAATGAAGAATGGAGTGGTAAGCATTGGATAACAAAAAACTATTCAGAAATAACTCAAATAGATTCAGGGGGAGGAGGTGAAGGAGATGAGTAAAGCAGTATGGTTTGCAAAACAACAAGTAAATAAAAATGTGCTAGATATTTACTTGTATGATGATATTGAGGGAGATTCAGAAAACTGGTGGACAGGTGAAGTCACAGAAAGTGAAACATCTGCAAAGCATATTAAAAAAGTGTTAGAAGAAGCTGGAGAAGCAACTCAAATAAATTTATTTATAAATTCTTATGGAGGCAGTGTGAAAGAGGGATTAGGTATATATAACCAGTTAAAAAGAAAGAACTGCCAAAAGACAGCGTATATTGATGGGTTTGCATGTAGTATAGCAAGTGTCATAGCTATGGCATGTGACAAAGTGGTAATGGGAACAAACTCACTAATGATGATACATCATGCAAGTACTTGTGCATGGGGGAACTCAGAAGAGTTAAGAAAGCAAGCAAATGATTTAGATGTAATAGATCAAGCTAGTTGCTCAAGTTATTTATCAAAAGCTGGTGATAAGTTAACAGAAGAAAAGTTAACAGAATTATTAGATAATCAGACGTGGTTAAATGCTAAACAATGTATAGAATATGGCTTGGCAGATGAAATTGTGGGTGAAGAGGATAAAAATATCAAAGAAGCTCAACAGAGATTTAAACAAAATATTAAAGATTTGGTGAAACAACATGAGGAAAATCTTAAGGTTCCACCACAATATCAATCAAATAAAACATTTGCTGAAAAGTTAATGAAGTCATTCAAAAAAAATATTAATTAGAAGGAAGGTAAACTAATATGACAATGAAAAGTAAAGATATATTAAAGCAAGAATTTATGACTAATCTAGCAGCAGCTATGAATAGCGAGGATGAGAATGCAATCACACAAGCATTTGTTGATTTTGCAGATTCTATCCAACAAGGAGTGCTTGAAGATGTTAGAGCATATCAAGAAACTCAAGACAAAGAAATTCTTCAAAAAAGGGGGATTCATCAATTAACACAAAAAGAAACTGAGTTTTATCAAAGTTGGATAGATGCTGCGAAAAAATCAAACCCAAGGCAAGCAATTACTGATTTAGATATAGCGTTACCATTTACAGTAATTGATAATGTTATGGAAGACTTAAAAGTAAATCATCCATTACTTAATTTAATCGATTTTCAAAACATGACTGCAGTTAAGAAGATGCTTTTTAATAAAAAAGGAAAACAATTAGCTGTTTGGGGAGCAATTAATGATGCGATAACAAAGGAACTTTCAGGTGCTATAGGAGAGGTAGATATAACTGTAAATAAATTATCTGCTTTTATGCCAGTATCGAAAGATATGTTAGAGGTAGGACCACAATGGTTGGATGTATATGTAAGAGCGATTCTAAGTGAAGCAATTGCGTATGGGCTTGAAGAAGGGATAATAAATGGAACAGGTAAGGGCCAACCAATAGGAATGATTAGAGACATTCATGATGGAGTTTCTGTTTCTTCTAGTGATGGATATCCAGCAAAAAGCAAGAAGGTTATAACAGAGTTAACAGATACAGTAATAGGAGAGTTATTCGCAACACTTGCAAAGGATCCAATTGACTCGAACAAATCTAGAACTGTTAATGCAAATGATATTGTATTAATTGTGAATCCTTTTGATTATTTTAAAAAGGTACTACCTTCATTGATGGCAATAAAAAGAATGAATGCTATGCTTGGAATTGGTGATAATCCTTTTGATATAAAAAATGTGATTCAATCGGATCAAATGGGAGAAGGATCAGCTGTTTTAGGGCTAGCAAGTAAGTATAAAATGGGATTAGGAAGTGGTTCTTCAAAAGGAGGTAAAATTGAATATTCAGATGATTACAAATTCCTTGAGGACCAAAGATATTACTTAGTAAAACTACTAGGAAATGGACGTGCTTCATCAGATAATGATTTTATTTATCTAGATATAAGCGGATTAAAACCTACTAACTTCAATGTTAATATAGCTAGCGATGTTAACGTTGGTGAAGTAAAAGGTGTTGTTAAGACGAAAGAACAGGCCTAGTGAGGTGACAGTATGCCAGATATAAATAAAATAGATTCAGAATTACTTCAAGAAATAAAAGATTATTTGAACATAACATGGGAAGATGAAAAGACAAATAAAAAATTAACTGGCATGATGAAAAGAGGAAAGACATACTTGCAAAAAGTTGCAGGTGTGTCTTCTTTAGATTTTACTAAAGAAGATGATCCTAAAACATTATTATTAGACTATTGTAGATATGCTTATAGTCAAGCACTTGAAATGTTTGAGATAAACTTTCAGAGTGAATTATTATCGCTACATCTAGAGTATCAAGGGGTACCACAGGAGGAAACTAATGAAAATAAAAGCACCTAATATAGAATTTATAGCATTCAAAGATGGAGTGTGTGATATTTACTATGAAGATGAAGATGGGAATAAAGTAGAAAAGTATGTAGCTTTAGGGTTTGAAAAGAGTATTTTGGGATTTAAAAGACATTTTTCAGCTAAAGCAGTTAACGTTGATATTTCTAAAGTAATAAAGATACCTATGGTACAAGGAATAGATAATTATGATACGGTAGAAATTAAAAATGAAGGAAAGTATAAAATAGAGTTGATACAAGAAAAAAATGATACAAATCCGCCGTCTCAAGATATAACTTTAAAAAGGATATAGGTAAAATCATATGAATGGAACAGGAATAGATTTTTCTTGCATAGATGATTTACAAAAAAAACTTGAAGTAATGGGGAGAAAAGGTTCGAAATTAGAAAATGAAGCTTTGTTAGCTGGAGCAGAAATAATAAATAAAGAAATAGTAAATAGAGCTCCAGAAAAAACAGGAAAGGCAAAAAAACATTTAAAGATATCAAAGCCTAAAAGAGAAAAGGGAATAAAGGTAGTAAAGATAGGGGTAAACAAATCAGATAATAGTGAAGCGTTCTATTTAAAGTTTTATGAGTATGGTACCTCAAAGCAACCTGCAAGACCTTTTATGAGACCAGCCTACGAAAGAAAGAGAAAAGAAGCATTAGAAAAAACCAAAGAGATAATTCGAAAGGGGCTAGGTTTATGAATGAATTAATAGAAGAAACATTAAAGAATTTAAATATTCCATGTAAACATATAATGTACAATGGAAAAGAAAGACCATATATCACTTATTTTGAAGCGAATAATTACGATGAAGATTATACAGATGATGAAGCAGAGACAAATACACATTCGTTACAAATAGATCTGTGGTCTAAAAAAGATGAAAGAGATTTAATAAATAAAATTAAGAAAGCACTTAAAGAGGTGTTTTATGATGTAACATATCAAGAATTATATGAAGATGCTACAGAAATATATCACACAGCTTTTAGGTGCTATTTTTATGAAGAAAAGGAGTGAATCAAATGGCAAGGATTAAAGGAGCAAAGAACTTTCACCTGGCTGATGTAACCACAAATGATGAAACATACACAGCAGAGGCACCTAAAAGGTGTGAAAGGCTTATTGCAATAGAAATTGAAACAAAGGCAGATAGTGAAAATGCTTATTCTGATGATGAAGTAGAGGAAACTGTATATGGAACAGTAGAAAGAACAGGAAAAGTTACACTTAACTATCTTACTCCAGAAACTAAATTGTTGATGTTTGGTGGTGAAATAGATAAAGATGGAGTATATTTTCCACCAGGAGAAGTTGAAGTAAAGCATAATGCATTAGGGTTTCAAATGCCTACTACTGGCAATAAAAATAAATATGCTTGGTATTATGATGTGGTTTTTGAATATCCAAATGAAAAGGCAGAAACTGCAGAGGGAAAACCAAAGCTACAACAAGTTGAAATTCCATTTAAATGTTATAAAAATAGAGAGCTAGATACACATGTGGCAGAACTAGATATGAATGGAGAAACAGCTAATGTTGCAAAGGAAAAAACTTGGTTTAAGCAAGTACCAACAACAAAAGCACAGAGCCCAACAGAAGGACAATAGAGGACTAGGGTAAAACCTAGTCTATATTTTTAGGAGGTATTTATAATGAAAGCAAAAGATCTAAAAAATATATTAGTACCACTTGAATTATGTGGAAAAACATTTAAAATAGCATTTGATTTTAATGCTATTTGTGAATTAGATGAGGTTTATGGGGAAATGAATGATGCAATTAATGCTATGAAGAACGGGAAAGGTAAATATAAGGCTCTAAGAGCATTAGTTTATTCATCTATAAAGCCTAGAAATGAGAAAATAACATTAGTTGAAGTTGGGGAATTGTTAACAGAAGCTATGAGCGATACTGAAAAAGCGAACTATATAATGGAGCAATTAAATAAAGCTATGGAGTTAGCTAGTCCTAATATGGAAGAGGGGGAATAGAAGCCGTGTCTGATGAAGAGGAGTATAAACCACTTGATTGGGCATGGCTTTATTATATGGCAACTGTAGAGTTAAGAATGAGTGAAAAAGAGTTTTGGAATTGTACACATAGAAAACTACAAGCTTTATTGAAAATTCATTTTGAAGTTCTTAATAAGAAAAATGGTATGGATGAAGAAGTAGAAGAAGTTTATGGCGACACTATTTCTCTTTAAAAGAAAGGAGGGATTAAATGTCAAGTGTAGATGAAATGGTCATAAAGTGGTCTATGGATAGCAAAAGTTTTAATGATGGACTTACAGCTATGAATAGAAATATGAGTGTTCTTAAGAGTGGATTTAATGCAACTGCAACTAGACTAAAAGCTTTTGGAAGTGAAACTGATCAGCTTAAGAATAAACAAAAATATTTAACAGAAGCAATTACTATTCAAAAGGGAAAAGTAGACAGTCTTAAAAATAGTTATGATAAGCAAGTACAAGCAACAGGAGAAAATTCTAGAGAAGCACAGAATCTAGCTATAAAATTAAATAATCAGATTAGTTATTACAATAGACTTGAATCTGAGCTAAAACAAACTAATACTGAATTAGAACAGCAATCTAGTAAATGGAATAAAGTAAGTAAATCCTTAGAAAATACAAGCAAAAAATTAGAGGGAATTGGAAGTAAGTTATCTGGTGTTGGGAATAAACTTACTTTCGGGTTAACTACCCCTTTGCTAGGAGCAGGAGCAGCATCTTTTAAATTGGCTAGTGATATGACAGAAAATATAAATAAAGTTGAGGTTGTTTTTGGAAAGAATGCTGAAAAAGTTCAACAATGGTCTAATACTACACTAAAGCAATTTGGTATATCTAATATAAAAGCATTAGAGTTAGCTGGTGGATATGGTAACTTAGCAGTTAGTATGGGATTTAATTCAGATAAAGCTATGGAATTTGGTACAAGCTTGACAGGATTGGCAGCAGATATGGCATCACTGAATAATACAAGTCTAGAGGAAGCCAGTAATGCATTAAATGCCATATTTACTGGTGAAGCAGAGCCAATGAAAAAATTCGGTGCAATAATGACAGAAAATAATTTACAGCTATATGCTACTGAAAAGGGAATCAAAAAGAAAGTATCAGCTATGACAGATGAAGAGAAGATAACTCTAAGATATAATTTTGTATTAGATAAAACCAAAACAGCACAAGGAGATTTTGCAAGGAGTAGCGAATCTGCATCTAATCAGACAAAAACGTTTGGACAAGCTATGCAACAATTAGGAGCAACGTTTGGAAATAATCTTTTACCAGTTATTACTCCATTTATAGTTAAATTAAATGATGTAATATTAAAGTTTGCTTCCTTGGATGTCAATACACAACAGAATATAGTTAAGTTTGGATTATTTGCAATAGCTGTAGGGCCGGTTATAAGTACTATAGGTAAATTAAGCACAGGAATAGGAAAGACTATGGATTTTGCAAATAAGGCAGGACAAGCATTTAAAAAGATGAAAGAAAGTCAAGCACTTGTAACATTAGCAACAAAGGCTCAAACTCTAGCTCAAAAAGCTCTTAACTTTGTTATGGGATTAAACCCAGTGACACTGATAATAACTGGGTTAATCGCTTTAGGAGCAACATTTACAATACTATACAATAAGTGTGAATGGTTTAGGAATGGAGTTAATGAAGTATGGTCTACTATAACAGGGATATTTACTAATTTTGATAATTTTCTAACTGGAATATTTACCATAGATTGGACTAATAACTTTGGAGTATTGGGAAATATATTTAATTCTTTCTTTGCAAACGTAAGTAACTATTGGGAAGCTATTAAAAATGTTTTTAGTGGAGTAATAGATTTTGTAGCTGGAGTGTTTACTTTAGATTGGTCTAGAGCTTGGGAAGGTGTAAAAAATATATTTGGCGGAATAATGGATGGATTAGGAGCTGTTATAAAAGCACCACTTAATACAGTTATAGGTCTTATAAATATGGCTATAGATGGATTGAATACAATAAGCTTTACTGCACCAGATTGGGTTCCAATAGTTGGAGGAAAACATTTTGGAGTTGATTTACCTAAAATAAATTATTTATACGAAGGTGGAATTATAGATAGACCTACATTTTTAAATAGCAATACAGTTATAGGAGACAGCTATAAAGGACTCGGCAGGCAAGCAGAGGCTGTTATTCCATTAGCACAGATGTATAGTAATTTAAGAAAGATAGTTAAAGAAGAGGCAGGAGCAGGACAAACGATTATTTACACAACAAATATCTTTAAAGTTGATGGAAAGGAAATGTATAGAGAAACTACAAGAAAAGTAGTTAATACTATTAATAGAAGTACTAATAATTATAAGAAATGGAAAGGAGGTTTTGCATATGGCTAAGTATTTTGTAGTATATGGAAACGAAACAAATTTAGATTTTAATACACATGTGGTTACAAGGCCAGTAAAACCTTCTGCGGAAATGCAATACGAGGAGATTAATATTCCTGGTAGAGAAACTTTATATAGAGAATTGTATTATAAAGATATAGAAGTGCCTATATCTTTTAATTTTGTCTCTAAGCCTTCCGAATGGGAAAATGACTTTAGAAGAATAAAGAGATGGATTAAGAGTGGTTCTGAAATATTAAAATTTAGTGATGATTTAGAAGTATGTTATAAAGTTAAAAAAGTAAGGATAGATACATCTGAAAGAATAGCTAAAAAGCTTGGAAAGTTTACAGTTATATTTACTTGTAGTCCATATACTTATTTTTGTGATGGAATAGAAGAAAGAGAATTAGAACAATATTTATATAATTATGAAATGGTTACAAAGCCTGTTTATCGAATAACAGGAGAAGGTTTATTAAAACTTAATATAAATGGTAAAGAAGTAAAAATAAATGTAGGACAAGAAGTTATAGTGAATACAGATTTAGGGTTATGTTTTAGGAATGGAATAATAAACAATGTAGCTCTAAAAGGCTCTTATAAAGATATGTACTTACAAGAAGGAGATAATTCATTTGCATGGAGTGGTAACTTTAAAATATATATCATTCCAAATTGGAGGTGCTTAAGTTAATGAATCAGATAGAAATATATCTTAAGACTAATACAAATTATTCAATGAATGGGGATATTACATTAACACCTATAAGTTGTACTTATAAAGCAAGTGAACATTTAGTTACTTTAGAGCATCCAATAGATGATATTGGAAGATGGAAGTATGTAGACTATGAAAATGTAATATCAGTTGAAGATGAAAAGAAAAAGCTTTATAGAATTTTTAATGTAGTAAAGTCTTTGTATAGTATAACAGCTTATGCAAGACCTTTATTTTTTGATTTAATAGATAATATTTTATTAGATGTTAGACCAACTCTAAAGAATGGAGAAGAAGCATTAAATATAATTCTAGAAGGTACTGGATTTAATGGACACAGTAATATTTCTACTATCAATACATCCTATTATGTAAGAAAAAACATAGTAGAAGCTATTTTAGGAAATGATGAAAATTCTTTTCTAAACAGATGGGGTGGAGAGGTTCTTTTAGACAACTTTGATATTTATATTAATGATAAAATTGGCTCTGATAATGGGGTTAGGGTTGAATTTGGATATAATCTTAATGAAATTGAAGAGGATGTAAATATAGAGGAAGTTGCTACAAGAATAATTCCAGTTGGCTATAATGGAATAATGCTTGATGGTAGCACTCCATGTGTAGATAGTCCACTTATAAATAAATATACAAAGCCAAAGATGAGAGTTATAAATTTTGATGATGTTAAAGTTAAAGAATCTGAAACAGATGAAGAGGGATTTAATACTATAGAAGAAGCAAGGCAAGAGTTAATAAAGAGGTGTAATAAGCTTTATGAGGAAGGTATAGACAAGCCAAGTGTTAATTATAAAATAGATATGATTAATCTGGCCAATACTACAGCTTATAAAGATTATATTAAGTTAGTAACTGTTAATGAAGGTGACACAGTAACATGTTATATTCCAGGATTAGATATAGATGTTAAAGCTAGAGTTATAGATTATGAAGAAGATCTTATAACAGGAGAATATATATCATTAGAGTTAGGAAATGCTATTTCTAACTTTTTTAAAGAACAAGCAGATGTACAAAGTAAAATTAATAATATATTAAATTCTAATGGAACAGTAAAAGGAACTGAAATACAAGGATTTTTAGATGCTACAAAAGCTAAGTTGGTAGCACAAAAGGAAATAGGACAATTACAAGATGTAAGAGCATTTATCTGGGAAGACTTAGATCCTAATTCTCCTACATATGGATGTATGATTGGAGGAAGTGCTGGAATACAGATTAGTCAACAAAGAACTCCAGACGGAAAGGATTGGGATTTTACTACTGCTATAACAGCAGAAGGACTAATAGCAGATAAGATTGTAGGAAGATTATTTTCTTCTAAAAATGGAATGACAAAAATATGGATGGAAACTGGTACATTTGAAAGTGAACTACCTGATGGTAGTAAAATAGTTATAAGTCCTGAAGAAGGTTTTTACAATAGGTTTGGAAATAGTAAACGAGAATATCATCATCTTCAATATAGTGGCTATGTTACTTTACCGGCACATAGTTCGTCTAGTATGGGAGGATTAACCTTTGCTTATGTAAATTTACCAGAAGAATTTAGAAACAAAGATGTAAGTGTGTCAGTATCTATTAGAACTATAGATGATTATTGGGATGGTAGTACTAGTGATTTGTGGGTTCCTAAGCGAGTAGATTGTAGAGGTAAAAAGGTAAGCAATAACAGAGTAGAAATAGGAGGAATGCTAGCTTATTCCAATATAAGTAATCCAGGAGCTGATAATGCTTTAGTATATAGAAATGAAAAATTAACTATTAATTACACAGTAGTAGCATAGGAGGTGATACTGTGAAGTTTCCTAAGAAGGTTGATATAGATGTTAATAAAGATTTATATAATCCTATACAAGTTAAACAAAGTGATAATGCAAGGTACTTATTATTTAGAATACTAGATAATGGAGTACCTTTTGATTTAACTGGAAAGACTGTAAGGTTCTTTG